CAGATTTTTTACTTCAAGAAGATAGGAGTTTCATATTACAAGAAAATAATTCTAAAATAAAGTTATAATGGCAGACAAGAAAATAACTGAATTAACTGGAGTATCTTCATTAACTGGAGATGAAAATCTGGTTGTTGTCCAAAGCTCAAGCACAAAGAAAGCTACTGTAAATGATATTATAAACTATTTAGTATCAACTCATATAACTGTATCAAGCGGAGAAACTGTAAACTTATCAGACAGTCAGTATGCAGATGTAAAGCTTGTAAAATTAACTTGGAGTGGTGCAAGTGGAAACATGACTTTAAATCTTCCAAGTGCATCAAGTAGCACAAACAGAGCAATACGATTCATTTCAAATGGAGGGTTTAATACCAATACAAGAGTTTATCTAACACCGAGTGGAAGTGACACTTTAGATGGATCTACTGACTATTATGAAATAAACAAATCTTACGAGGGGATATATGTTTGGAGTGATGGAAGTGAGTGGTTTATCATCCAGAAAAAAGCTTAAAAATGCAAATTAATTTTTTAACACTTATATATTAATATGAACACGAACGATATGATCGAGAAAATCAAAGACGTTCTTAACTTATCAACAGAGGTTAAGTTAGAACAACAGACGTTAGAAAACGGTGCTGTTTTAGAAGCAGAAGCGTTTGAATCTGGTAACGAAGTTTTTATTGTTACAGAAGACGAGAAAGTTGCTGTACCTATTGGAGAGTATGAGCTTGAAGATGGTAGAGTGCTTGTAGTAGCAGAAGAGGGTTTGATATCTGAAATCAAAGAAGCTGGTGCAGAAGAGGAAACTCCAGAAGCAACAGAAGAAGAGGTTGAAGAAGTTGAAGCTTCGGAAGAAGTAGAGCTTGAAGAAAAAGAAGAAGAGCTTGGATACGCTACTAAAGAGGAACTTGCAGAGGTAAAAGAAATGATTGAGGAAATCAAAGCAATGCTTGAGCCAAAGGAGGAAATGAGTGCAGAAGATTTGGGGAATCTAATTACAGAGGAACTTGCAAAGCATGAAAGAACTGAATTAAGCGAAGTTCCAGAAGATGTACAAGCTGAACTCAATGAGCCAGCAGCAGAGCCAATCAAAGCAAATCCAGAAAATAAAGCTTCTGTGAATTTAAACAGATTAGCTCCAAAAAGACCAACAACAATTTTAGACCGAGTAATTAACAAAATAAATCAATAAATTAAATGGCAACAACAACATCAATTACAACAACTTACGCTGGTGAGTTTGCTGGTAAATACATCAGTGCAGCTTTACTAAGCGGAGAAACACTTAGCAATGGTGGAGTAGAAATCAAACCAAACGTTAAGTTTAAAGAAGTAATCAAAAAAGTTTCAACTGATGCAATCTTAAAAGATGCTACTTGTGATTTTGATCCTACTTCAACTATTACATTAACAGAAAGAATCTTACAACCAGAGGAGTTCCAAGTAAACTTACAATTGTGTAAGAAAGATTTCCGTTCTGACTGGGAAGCAATCGAGATGGGTTATTCTACATTCGACCAACTTCCTCCATCATTTTCTGACTTCTTAATCTCTCACGTTGCAGAGAAAGTAGCACAGAAAACAGAGCAAAACATCTGGGGTGGAGTAAATGCTAACGCTGGAGAGTTTGATGGATTTACTGTTCTTATGGCAGCAGATGGAGATGTTAATGATGCAGTAACTTCTGAAACTGCTTTTACAGCAGCAAATATCACAACAGAAATCGGAAAATTGGTAGATGCTATTCCAAACAGCGTTTTATACCAAGAAGATTTACACATCTATGTTCCTAACAATGTTTATCAACTTTACTTACGTGCTTTAGGAGGATTCCAATCTGGTGGGGTAGGTGCTAATGGTTATGACAATAAAGGAAACAACCAAGCATTAAGCAACTTGCTTTTTGATGGAATCAAAATCTTTAGAGCTCCTGGAATGCCAGCAGACCACATGGTTGCTGCACAGAAGTCAAACTTATTCTTTGGTACTGGCTTGTTGTCAGATTCTCAAGAAGTTAAGGTTATTGACATGAGCGACGTAGATGGAAGTCAAAACGTAAGAGTCGTAATGAGAGCAACCGCTGGTGTTCAGTATGGTATCGGTGGAGACATCGCTCTTTATACACTTGCATAATTAAATTAATAACTAACAGAAAAGAGGGGTGGGGAATATCCCTACCCTTTTTTATTTTAAAAAACTAAAAATATGGCATGTGCAGTAACAAGCGGTCGCTCTTTACCTTGTAAGAATAGCGTTGGAGGTCTTAAGACAATTTACATTCTTGACTTTGACCCAACGATTGCTGCTCTTTCTGATACATCTGGAACAATTGATTTGACAACTGGAGGAGATTTCTTTAAGTTCGATATCAAAGGTAACAGTTCTTTGGAAACAGCAGTAAACAGTTCACGAGAGAATGGAACGACTTTTTATGAAACAACTTTAAACATTACTTTTACTTTCCTTGATGTAGCAACGCAAGAGCAAATCAAACTTTTGAATGCTGGTAGAGCTCATTACGTAGTAGAAGATTACAATGGAAATCAACTGTTAATCGGACATAAGAACGGTGCAGAAATTACTGGTGGTACAATCGTAAGCGGTGCAGCAATGGGTGACCTTTCTGGGTTTACTTTAGTTGCAACAGCTCAAGAAGTAGCTCCACCATACTTTGTAAGCAACTTGCAAGAGGATGCTACACAGATAGATCCAGACCTATAATTTAGAGCAAATTAAAGGGTATATTCAAGGGGTTATCTTAATCGGTAACCCTTTTTTTATGCTTTTAATTTATTTGATTTAAGGGCAATTTTAAGCGTTTTACGAGTTGTTATGCTCTCTGTAATATAGGTCTATTAAAAAACCGAGTTCTTTGAACTGACGAAAAACCCTTCTTACAAAATTATGTAAAATACTTATTACATAAATTCCATAAATATCAGTGTTTTTGCAATTCTCATGCAAAATATTTCTTTTTTGTTTATATATTAATATGAAGTTAATTGGAACAAGTGGAAGTAAATCTTTTAAGATAATTCCAAGAGAATACATTACTGGTAGCATCACTGTAAATTTAAGAAGTGAGAGCACTGGATCAAATATAAGCATAACTCCAACAGCTTCAACAGACAGAAATTACTCAACTTTTACAGCAGATTTTGGAACGCTAACGGAGGGAGATTTCTATACGTTGGAAGTAAAGAATGGAAGCTCTGTAATTTATAAAGACAGAGTATTTTGCACAGACCAAACAATTAATCAATCCAACAACGATTATTACTCTGTAAATAATGGAGAGTATGTCCAGGAGGATAGTTATGACAACGATTACATAATATTATGAATGATTTAAGAGTAGTAAATCTAAGCACATATACCAGTCCAGAGATTGTGGAGAAATCCAATAAAGAGTGGGTTGCGTATGGAAACGACAATAATTATTTCCAGTATCTTATTGACAGATACAATGGAAGTCCAACAAACAATGCTATTATCAACGGAGTATCGGAGATGATATACGGAAAGGGATTGGATGCTTTAGATTCAAACAGAAAGCCAGAGCAATACGCAAAGATGATTTCTTTATTTCACAAAGATTGTGTAAGAAAGCTCTGTTATGATTTAAAGCTTATGGGTCAATGCTCCATGCAAGTGATATACTCAAAGGACAGAAAGACTGTTGCAAGAGTAGAGCATATCCCAGTGGAGAACTTGAGAGCAGAGAAGTGCAATGAGAAAGGAGAGATTGAAGCGTATTACTATTCAGATAACTGGAGTAAAGTAAAGAGAGCAGATGATTGCACAAGAATACCAGCTTTTGGTTATTCAAATGAATCAATCGAGATCGTATATGTAAAACCGTATCGAGCTGGATACAAATACTATTCCTCTCCAGATTATCAAGGTGGACTTCAATATGCAGAGCTTGAGGAGGAGATTAGCAACTATCATCTCAATAACATACTTAACGGTTTAGCACCAAGTATGCTAATTAATTTTAACAATGGTACACCTAACGCCGAAGAGCGACAAATGTTAGAAAACCGCATCTATTCTAAGTTCAGCGGTAGTTCTAACGCGGGTAAATTCATCCTGGCGTTTAACGATAATCCAGAGAGTGCTGCAACTATTGAGCCAATCCAGTTAAGTGATGCTCACAATCAGTATCAATTTTTATCAGACGAGAGCGGTAAGAAAATAATGGTAGCACACAGAGTAGTTTCTCCAATGCTTCTGGGAATTAAGGACAGCACTGGACTTGGAAACAATGCAGAAGAACTCCAAACTGCAAGTACTTTAATGGATAACACTGTTATTAGACCATTTCAGACGCTTTTGATTGATGCGTTTGACCAGATATTAGCTTACAACAATATAGCTCTTAAATTGTACTTTAAAACGCTTCAACCACTTGAGTTTACTGATTTGGATAACGTAGTTGATAAGGAAACAAGAGAAGAGGAAACTGGAGTTAAATTAAGCAAAGAGCTTCCAGATGAAATGGGAAGTGATATTGCAGATGCTTTGATTGAGCTCGGAGAAGATGAAGAGGAGCTTTTAAAGGACTTTGATGTTATTGATGAGCGTGAGGTAAGTTATGAGCATGAAGAGGAGCTTGATGAAGTTATAACTGATTTAAACAAGCCAGAGGAAAAGAGTTTGCTTTCTAAGATTTGGAGTTTTGTAAGCACTGGAAGTGCAAAGCCATATCAAAAGAGTGATCAAGATGGAACTTCTAAGCAATCAAGAGAAGAGGGAAATGAGTTTCTTGTAAGATATATGTATGCACCAGCAACAACAAAATCAACTTCAAGACAATTCTGCTCAAAAATGGTAAGTGCTAAGAAAGTTTACAGAAAAGAGGACATTGTTGCAATGGAGAAAAAAGTTGTAAATAAAGGATTCGGAAAAGGTGGAAGCGATACTTATTCTATTTGGCTTTATAAAGGCGGTGCAAGATGTAATCACAAATGGTTTAGAAAGACTTACGTTAGAAAAGAGGGTGCTAAAGGACTCGGAGATGCAATAAGCACAACAGAAGCCAGAAAGAGAGGGTTTAAGCCAGAAGCAAACGCACAGAAAGTTCCAGTTGCACCAAAGGATATGAAGTATAAAGGATACACAGCAGAGTATTGGAATAAAATGAAATTTAAAAACTAATGGCAACAGCACTATTCATAAGCAGAACAGATCTTGTTAAGAACTCCATCATTGATGGAAATACTGACACGGACAAGTTCATACAATTTATAAAAGTAGCACAGCAAGTTGAGGTACAGAATCTTCTTGGAACTGATTTATACAATAAGATAAGTGCTGATATCATTGCAGATACTTTGTCTGGAGATTATCTTGATCTTGTAAATAATTATGTGCAACCGACATTGATTTGGTTTGCTCAAATGACATACATTCCTTTTGCTGCTTATCAAATAAAAAACGGAGGAGTGTTTAAGCATTCAAGCGAAACTGCCCAGAACGTAGAAAAAAACGAAGTTGATTATTTAGTATCTAAAGCAAGAGAATACGCTAACTATTACTCAACAAGAATGGTAGATTACTTGAGTTTTAATCACAGTAAATTTCCAGAATATAGAAGTAACACAAATGAAGATATTTCTCCAGATACTGACACAACGTTTAATGGTTGGGTTTTATGAGATATAAGGTAAAGAAAACAAATCTTACAAAGCTTCAAAAGTATATTGAAGTAATAAAAAAAAGTAAGATTAACATGAAAAAAATAAATCATGACAAATCCTAAATTAGCACTAATACCAAGCGGATATAAAAGCGGTAAAGTATATTCTATTTTGCCGAATGATGCAAGTGGAGATTTTGA